TCCCACTGCAAGCCGTCCGCGAGCGTGGACTGGCGGAACTCGTCAGTGTTAGCGCCAAGGGCACCCCACGGTACTGGGCCAGCAGACTGGGGGACCATCCCGCCGACCGCCCGGCCTGCTCCCGCGCCCACGGGGCCGCCGAGGACGAACCCGGCAGCCGTTAGTAGTTGCTTGGGATCGGTGATCCACTTCGCTGCTCCACCTGCTTTATCCCAGAAACTTGCCATCGTACTTCTCCACTAAGTTTAACTGCTGTGCCCCTTGGGCCACTCTAGGTGGTTCATCCGGGGGTTCCTCCGGTGGTTCCTCCGGTGGTTCCTACGGGGGTTCCTTCCTTGATCGCGGTCAACTCTTCTTTCAGAAGCCGTTCGCGCTCCAGGCCCTCGGCGATTGCCCTCCGTAGAGTGGCGAGGGCGGCACTCTCTTCGTCCGTCGTATCCGTTGACGGGTATTTTCCCATCCACTTTTTTACCTCAGTCTCCGTTATCTTCTCGTCCGCGAGCGCCCCCAAGACCAGCCCCAGCCGTTGGGTGTTGTTCGCATTACTGAACTCCCACTCCCGCTGATTGCGGTCTTCGTCGGTCGCCCACCTCTTGTTCTCGTTCTCTTCTCTCGCCAGTACGAGATTGAGGGTCTGCTGGTGGCGCTCCCAATGTTGCTGTGAGTTGCGCCAGGCCGCCTCGGCCGTAAGCTGCGAGCCGATCGCGGTGTTGATCTTATCCTGAATCGTCTCGCGAGAGCTGTTGTTGGCCGCGTCGATTGACTTCTGATACCCCTCGGCGGCAGTCGCTGCTGCCTTGTCAGCCGTTATCCCCTTGTCCATCAAGTCTTTCTGCAACTTAGCTTGGCCGTTCTTGACCGCGTTGGCCCTCGCCTCGTTCGATTTGTCGGTAGCAGCTCGCCACGCGCCCTCGGCGTCGAGGCCTGCCTGCTGGAGGGCACGGGCCAGCCCTTCGATCTTCTCGGTGCTGGTTATGTTCGCGGCGTTCATCGTCGACTCGTGGAGCTCTCGCGTTATGTCGCGGGCAGCGTCGGAACTTATCCCGAGACCCATCAATGTCTTCTCTGACGTGAGCTGAACTTCTTGCATCCGCTCGTTCGAGTCGTTCAGCGCCTGTCGCCAAGCCGAGTCCCGCGTGAGACCGTCCTGTTGGATGGCGAGGGCCGCGCTCTCCAGCTTCTCTTGCTGGATCCGGTCGGCGTTACGCCAAGACGACTCCTCGTCCATGCCCATCTTCTGGAGCTCCAGCGCTTCGCGTTCGAGCGTGCGACTCAAGCTGTTCTGCATCGCCTCGTGTTCCAGCGTGCCATCTTGGAGATTCATCTGGTCTAGGCGTGCCATCCTGCGGTCATCGTACTCGGCGTTCCTAGCATTGACCCGCTCCTCGTACTGGCCCCTCTCTAGGCCGAGGCTGTCAGCCCACTGCTGGCGGCTCTGGTTGTGCTGCGCTTGGAATTGATTGTCTTGGGCTTTCAAGCGAGCCTGCTCTAAGCCCATCGTGTTGCTGAGCTCCAGAGTGCGGTGCTCTATCTCCGCGAGGTTGCGAGCTTCCTGCAAGTCCATAGTCCTGCCCTGCACGAGCGCGTCGAGCTGCAACCGCTCGGCTGACTGGTCGAGGCCCTCCTGGCTTAGGCCGATCGTCGCTATTCTGGCCGCACGCTGCTCCTCATACTGGAGCTGCTCCAGCCCCAGCCTGTCCCTGAACTGATCGTTCTGGATGCGGATGCGCTCGCGGTCTACCTCGAACGCCTCGCCGGACTCCTCTTTCTGGGCCTGTAGTTGCTCTAGGCGCAGGTTGATCTCTGCTTGGTCGCGCACTTGCTGCATCGACAAGCCCGTCTCTTCGTTCTCGATTCTTCTGGTCTCGTTTTCGAGCGCCCCTATGTCGAGGCCGTATCTCTGTACACGAGCCGCACGTTCCTCGCCGAGCGTCTCGGCGAACTGCTCTTCCTGAACATCGGACATCGCCTTGCGGTAGGCGTCGTCTTGGTCCATGCCCTTCTCCGTGAGCTCCAGCCGCTTCTCTTCGATGCGGTTGCTCCAGGCGCCTTGACCATACGTCTTGTCGAACTCGTACTGGCTCTGTCCGAACTCGGCTTCGTAGCGTGCGGCGTTCTCTTTGTCGCCGCCTAGCGAGCGCTGGAACTCGGCTGACTTGAACCCGATGTCGGCCACGCCGGCCCGGTCGGCCGCCCATGAGTCTGCTGCACGGACGTTCAGCTCGTTCAAGCGCTCCTGACGCTGACGTTCCATGTCGCCGAGCATCGACTTGCGGAGCTCGCCCTCGACGCTGGATCCCACCATGCCACGCTGTGACATGAACTCGTCTAGCTCAGTGCCCGCGTACAGCTTCTTCTGCTCCAGCTCGGCGTCGATCTGGCCGGTGATGTCCTTGATGAGGTCGCTGTCATAGCGACTTGGTGTCGCCATCGCCTTACTAGCGAAGTCTGCCATCTCGTCGCCCGCAGGCTCGGCCTTGTACGCATCCTCGGCGGTCTCGTATTCCGGTTTGGGCGCTGATGCGAAGTCGTCGGACGGGGGAGGCGCGAACCCGTTGTTCGCCATATCCTCGGCGGTCGGAGGACGGACATCCGGCGTATCTGTGTTGATAGCCATAAGGTTCTCTGTCTATGTTCCTAGGTCAACGAAGGCCATGCGGTCGGTCGTGGTCGCGCCATCGAATTTGCTGTATGTGCTCTCGTCCCCTTCTAGGAAGACGGGGATAAGCCAGAGGTAGTAGCGATTCGTGCCGTTCCGTGCGATCGTCTGATCCTGCTGTCTGTCGCTTCTGCAATCTACTCGGGCAGTGCTCACGTAGTTCGAGGTACTGTACGTCGCGCCCCCCTTGCTGCTGGCGGTGCTCTGTACGTGGACCTGCACCCACTGCGTAGCCCGTGAGGCCATGAAGCGGATGTTCACGTCCGTGCCGGCGCCCGTATCCTTCTGTCCCATGACCTGCACGCGCTGCTGGTTGTCCCAGAACGATGCCATCCCTCGCAGGAAGCGGTCGAGCTCTGGAGGCAGCCCCAGTGGGATCCCGAACGGGCCGGCCATCTACCAAGACTCCTCGAACACGCCGGCAGCGAGCTCGATCGAGCCGATCTTCACGTTGTCTGTCGAGGTGAGTTCCACGGATTGGGCGTTGCCCTTGGTGCCGACGCGAACCTTCTTGACCACTGGCTTGGGTGCTATGCCGTAGGTGATCGAGTGACGCGCTCCGTCCACGCCGTCTGCTTTCACATTGACGGTCACGGTGCTGGTGTCCGGTTGCTGGGACGATACGCGCACCACACGAGCTCGCTTGTCACGCATCGGCTGGCCGAAGAAGAACGGGCGCGTGATGAGCTTGAACGAGATGCCCTCACCGCCACCGCCGCCCGGAGCCTGGTTGTCCGCGTCGCCCTTCTCTAGCTGCCGCACGAAGCCATCGTAGCCACAGCTCATTGGGGTTGTGGTCAGCTCTGCGCCAGATATCTCCGCAATGAACAGGCTCGCGTCACCGTGTGGCGCAGTGGCGAACTCCAAATGGCCGTCCGCGTTGATCGTCATGTACTGCCCGCCGGTCAGCGCTGTGGTCAGGTAGCCGAACAGCGTGTCTCCCTGATCACGGTTGGACGTGGTGCTAAAGTCCAGATAGCCGCTGCCGCCTATGAATAGCGTGTCGTCCTCGGTGGCGGCGTACTTGTGCAGCATGAGCGCCGGAGGGCGCTCCTCTGTCGGAGGGCGGTATCCTATCATGTAGTCGTTGTTGCTGGAAGCCACTGGCAGGCTGCACCAGTACTCGTGCTTCTGAGGCCACCAGAGGGCAGTAACCGATGACGGCGTGCTTCTGATCTGAGACCAGTTGATCCCGTCGATGAATTTCTGGATCGAGCGGGAGACGGGCGTGACCACACCACCCACCTGATAGTGCTCCAGGCCGCGCTTGGATAGCCAGCACACGCCCTGGTTGCCTACGGCCTGGATCGAGCGAGAAGCCATGCAGCCGACCGACCGGGAGATGCCGCGTGAGCCCGCCTCTACCTCAAGCGTGGTGAACCCGTAGCCCTCGATGTAGCCGGTGCTCTCGCTCTTGAAGACCATCAGCACGCTGCCGAGCTGGAAGAGCCCCGTGATCTTCGGGTCGCCATCGTGGGTCTGCGCCTTGACCGTCAGCCCGTCAGGTGTGCTCCATGTGTCGATGTCGCCGACCTTGGAGGCCACCACGTCGATGCCGCTGTGACCAGACGCCCAGAGGCGGTTACCGTGGACCGCCAGATACTTGACGTTGTTCGGGATGTTCGAGATCACCGCCCATGTTGTGCCGTTCCACTGGTAGCTATTCGTGCCGCCGTTCGCACAGCACAGCACGTTGGCCGCCCCCTCACGCATGATGACCAGAACCCAGGCGGCCTCGGTCAGGCTCGTGGCGCCGGTTGCGTTTGTCCAAGTAGCGCCTTCGTTGGTCGAGTAATACATCTTGTCGCCCATGAACACGACGAGCTGCTGCTGGCCGGCGGCCGTGTAGTACTCGATGCCACCGTACCCGTCGCCCCCACTGTTGAGAGCGCTGGCGTGCGTCTTCTCGCTGCCGCCACGCCTCTGGACCGTCTGTCCGTCGAATGAGACCCGGCCGTTCAGGAGGAGCTCGCACTCGTCCTCCTGATACTCGATAGGCGCAGCGGTATCGTTCATCCCCCTTGCAAACGTGAGCTGCTGCTCCTTGATCATCTGCGCCATTAGGCTACTCGGGTGCCTCGTCGGCGAGGTCTTCGATGCGGAGAAGGGCTGCCATGTCCATAATCGCATTCGGCGTTAGCGATAGGCCGTTCATCTCGGCCTTGCTCCAGCCGACCTTGTCGCCGTCCTGATATAGAACGAATTGCTCTGAGACCTCCAGCTCCTCGTTCATTAGATCGTTGAACGCGGCCACATACGCGAACCAGCCGGGCATCTCGGAGTTCACTTGGGTCGCCTTCTCTTCGCCCTCGCCCGGCTCACCGTAACGCTCGACCAGGCCCTGGTTGATCTCGTTCACGTCGTCGATGCGGTCTGTGATAAGCCGCTGAACCGAGACCATACGCAACGCCACTGCCATCGGGATCCGCGTGTTGCCGCACTCCCGTAGCGCGGCCTGTGCTCCCGCGAGCTTATTGTTCTGAATCCTGACTGCTCCGTTTTTCATTCCAATCCTCCGAGTATTCGTCATGTCAGTTCCCACACTCATCTTTTGAGCGCGTCCAATTCGATGTGGATCTCTGCAATCTCACCAGTAATAAAATCTAGCCTCATAAATTGTTCGGCGTCCGCTGGTAAGCTTCCTAGCTCCCCACGAGGCCACAAGACCCGAAACTCAGAGTTGGCCTCAATCTGGACACCGGACAACTCGCTGTTGCGTTCGAGAACACTCAGCCGCTCGCCAACTCGGAAGTACCCCATGACCGCGATAGCGGTTGCAGCGATCAGCGCCAGCAGGTTCCGCACTGGAATCGTCACCTCGCTGTTTTCGCTCATCCGAGATGCCATCAGGGGGACAGTTCAATCTTGAGCACAGACGACCGCGCCCATTCTGCCCACGGTTGCCACGCGAGTGTTCCGACCAGCCTGAATGGCCCAACCAGTTGAACGGTCCCGGTAGCAGCGAAATGCGGCTCCCACGGTTCATAGCTACCGTTGATAGACTGGTAGGAGGAACTAGCGCCGACATCAATGTTCAGGTAAGGAGTAAGCGCAAGACCTAGCTGCGGCTGTAGCAGGGGTGGGCCTAGCCCGTCGAACGTCAACAATGCATTGACGCTGAACGGTCCTGCGGCTTTCGCCATAGCCACTTCAGCGACCGGCTGCGAGCCAGCAGCGTCTGTGTACACGCCGACACCGACTGCCTGCGCTGAGACAGGCGCGGCCAGAACGCCAGCCATTAAACCGCCTACAAGCTGAAGTAGGAAGCTCAGACTGAAGGAAACTTTAGCTGACTCCTTAATCGCTCCAGGCGTCATCAGGACGTAATCTCAATGATACTATCTTGCTGCTGCTGCTGCCGCCGCCGCTTCTGCTTCGGCTGCTGCGGCTGCGGCTGCGGCTTCTGCGGCTGCTGATGCAGCGACGAGCCCGTCTACCAATGTGGTCAGCGCCGTGTTCTCTGCGGCAGGCAGGTCGCTCATCATAATCTGCTCCGTGTATCGACGTATGGAACCGTCTGCCTCTGGGATGTCCCAACCCAAAACCGCCACATCTCCGGTCAGGGTCGCCTTGTGGATGAGGACCGAAGCCAGACTATCGTGCGTGTACGTCTCGCTAATGACCAGCGGCTCTTCGCGTTC